TCGGCGTTGTTGCTCCGAACGCATTTGTTAAGATCACGAAGTAATTCGAGTATCAGCAAATTAGGAGGTGACTGATATGAGAAAGATTCTTATCGCGGTGCCGTGTATGGACCAGCTCCCGGCACAGTTCGCGCATTCGCTGGCAACATTAACATCGTATGGAATTGAGGACACGCAGATTTCAATCTGGTTTAATCTCGGTTCACTGATTTATACCAGCCGTGACCAGATAGCAAAGAAGGCGCTGCTTGACGAGGCCGATCTCGTTATGTGGTTCGATTCGGATATGGTATTCAATCCCGATACGCTTAAAAGGATGATTGAACACATCGACAATGGTGCCGATATGGTTACGGGCATCTATTACAGACGGACACAGCCGTTTTCGGCGGTAGCGTTTGACAAGATGGACCTGAATGAAGAAGGCACTGCTTTTGAATGGACTGAGTTCGATAAGATACCGGATGAGCCATTCGAGGTCGGTGCTTGTGGATTCGGGTGCGTTTTGATGAAAACGGAGATATTTGTGGCGGTCTTTGCTAAGTTCGGCCAGATGTTTACTCCGATTGCGAACTGTGGCGAGGACATAGCCTTTTGCTGGAGGGCAAGACAGTGCGGATACAAGATACTTGCAGATCCGTCGATTGGCCTCGGGCACGTCGGGCACACGGTTATCACTAAGGAATTTTTCAACAATTATCAGTTAACTCTAAAAGCAAAAGAGGAGCGGGGTGAATAACCTCGCTCCTGTTGTGAGGTAATTATGGCTACACTGGACAAGGTGAAAATGGGGCTGCGTATAAAGACAGCGGCCTATGATGAAGAACTCACGGATCTGATAACAGCGGCGCAGCTTGATTTAGGTATTGCCGGGATCGAGGTCCCGTCAACGCTTGACGAGATCGTGACAAGGGCAATCATCACATACTGCAAAATGTCGTTCGGTCTGCCTGAGGATTATGACCGTCTCAAAAGGTCATACGATGAGCAGAAGGCCCAGCTCGTGACAGCGACAGGGTATACGAATTGGGGTGATGCGTAATGTATGACAGCGTGGCAACACTAAAGGCATACGGGACGTTATTTTATGACGAATACGGCAACGAGGTTCAAGGTGACATTGAAACGACCGTATTTGTTCAGCCTCGTGGCGTATACAATGCAGAGTTTTACAACGCGGCTCAGGCGGGTCTGCATCCATCCATAACGTTCGTGCTGACGAATAAAGCGGATTACAACGGCGAGCGTATCATTGAATGGGAGGGCAAGTCATACAACATAATACGCACTGACTGGACTGCGCAGCGTGACAGCATCAGCCTTATTTGCGAGGAGCGTGTTCATAATGGCTAAGACCGGCAGCGTAACGGCTCAGATGACCGAACTATTAGATGAAGTCAATAAGGACATCGAGAAATCGGCTAAGACTAATATCCAGCAAGTCGCTAAAGAGTCGGTCCAGAAATTGAAGAATACTTCTCCGGTCAAGTCGGGTTCATATGCAAAAGGGTGGGGCGTAAAGCGTCAGGGAGACATGGACGTTATCGTTCACAACCGAACTGACTATCAGCTCACACATCTGTTGGAGAATGGTCACGTTATCAGAAATAAAAAAGGCACTTATGGACGCACTAGCGGCATAAAGCATATCAAGCCGGTCGAAGAGTGGGCGGTCGATGAGCTGCCTAGAAGAATCATCGAGGATATACCATGAGCATTTATGCAACTTTACAGAGCACCGGACTTCCGTGTGCTTATTCGCATTTTAAGACAGGCCAGACACCACCATACATCGTGTATATCGGTAACGGTCAGAACGTCATGGATGCGGATAATACGCATTATTGGAGACGGAATCAGTATCAGGTCGAATATTACTTCACAGCGAAAAATGAATCAAACGAAGCCAGCATAGAGGACGCACTTCTCGACGCTGGCTATTTATATGAAAAATCCGAAGATGTCTTTATCGAAGATCAAGGCGTTTTCGTGATTTATTACACAGTTTAAGGAGAACGAGAATGGCAAACAAAGTTGAATTTGGTATCTCGAACCTCTACGTCGGAACTTATACAGTAGGCACAACCGGCACTGTTACAATGGGCACTCCTTACCATCAGGCGGGAGCCATATCATTCAGCCCTGAAGAACAGAGTGAAGCTAACAACTTCTATGCTGACAATGTGATCTATTATAGCGGTTACACTGGTGGCACATTCGAGGGCGATCTCGAAGTTGCTAAGTTCGATGACACATTTAAGACACAGTTCCTCGGATACATTCAGAAGGCATCTGACGGTGGTCTTGCTGTTGTAAAGAACGCAACAAAGCCAAAAGTATTCATCGCATTTCAGGTCGAAGGGGATCAGGAAAGTCGCAGATGTATCATGTATAACTGCTCACTTGGTGGCATAACACGCGAGTATAGCACGACAGAGGACACTATTGAGCCGGCAACAGAAACGATTGCGGTAACAGTGGCAGGAGACAATAAGACAGGAATCTCGATGGTTTCTTATAATCAGGCCTCCACCGGTTATAGCACACTTTTCACAAATCCACCGGCACCAACGACCACATAAAGTCGAAACGGGGCGGGGCTGATGTGGTCCCGCTCCATTTTTTATAGGAGGTGAAAACATGGAAAAGATTATTAAAATCGGCAAACAAGAAGTCAAGCTCAATAACAACGTAGCTTGGACTATGGAATATAGAGACCAGTTCGGGAAGGATATTCTCCCTGCAATCATGCCGCTCTTAGCATCGATGATAGAGGGCGTTTCGACTGTTATGGCCGAGGCTGGTGGCAGTGGTGAGCTGACTACCTCAAGCATGGCCGAAGCACTTGAAGGCAGGGCTATGGAGGTATTGCTCCCGATGTTTCAAGCTGAGTTCGTAGACCTTGCTATTAATGTTACATGGTCAATGGCAAAGGTCACGGATGAAAGCATTGATCCGCCAAAAAGATGGGTAAGGCAGTTCGATGAGTTCCCACTCGATGTGGTGGGACCGGCCGTGTTCGACATGGTGCTTAAAGGGTTCGTAAGCTCAAAAAACTTGAGAAGGCTGAAGAAAATAGGCGAAAGCATAAAGACTCTTCAGCCGACATCACACTCGATGACATCATCCTCGCAGGACTCGAAAGAGGATTAACGATAACAGATATTCGTAATATGCAGCTCGGTCAGGTTGTTGATTTTGTAATCGCCTACAATGAGCGTCAGAAGGCAGCGGAGAAGGCTCAGAAATACGCTGAGAAGCACGGAACTAAACGCAAAGGAACACAGAACGATATAAATGCGTTCTTCGGTTAGAGGGCAAATAAATGGCAGGAAACATAAAGGGCATCACAATCGAATTTCAGGGCGATACCACGAAACTCGATAAAGCCCTCAGGCAAATCAAGAATAGCACGAAAGACATTGACAACGAGCTAAAACAGGTCAACAAGGCTCTAAAGTTCAATCCAACGTCGGTCGATTTATGGAGACAGAAACAGGACCTCTTGAAGCAGAAAATAAAAGAGACCGAGAGCAATCTGAAAGAACTGAAGAACATTCAGGCTCAGATGGATGCGAAAGGCGTTGACAAGAACTCTGAGGCTTACAGACGTGTCCAGCGCGAGATCATAGAGGCTGAGTCCAAGCTAAAAACGTTCAACAGTGAACTCCGGAAGGTCGGCCAGGTTAATCTTCGGGCGATGTCGGAACAGTTCAAAGACATGGGCAACAAGCTCACGGCAGCGGGACACGCTATGCAGGGACTGTCTACGGCAGCGGCAGCGGTAACGGCTGCAATCGGTGCGTTAACTGTCAAGTCGGGTAAATGGGCTGACGATCTTAACACAATGTCAAAACGTTATAGCATCGGAACGAATGAACTGCAAAAGTATGCAGCTGCATCCGAGTTGGTCGATGTTGATGTTGAGACAATCGCTAAGTCGCATATCAAACTCGAAAAACAGATGATGTCGGCGTCGAAGGGCACCGGGGCAAGTGCAGAAGCATTTGAAAAGCTAGGTGTTTCGGTCACAGATGCGGACGGGAATCTCCGGGACGGTGATTCAGTATGGCAGGAAACAATTGCAGCCCTCGGTTCAATGAAAAATGAGACCGAACGTGATGCGCTTGCTATGCAGTTAATGGGCAAGTCAGCGACAGACCTGAATCCATTGATTGAAGATGGAGGCGAGACGTACAAGAACTTTGCTGATACTCTCTCTAAATACGATCTTGATTTCGTGGATCAGGATATGCTCGATCAGGCCAATCAGTTCAACGACGCACTCGATACCATGAAGGCTATTGGAATGGTCGCATTTCAGCAGCTCGGGACACAGCTTGCTGCGTATCTTGCACCGGCTATGGAGAAGGTTGTGAATCTTGTTGGGCAGATCGCTAACTGGTTCTCGAACTTATCACCGAGAACACAGGCACTTATTGCCGGTATTGCTGCGTTCGTTGCGGTATTGGCTCCACTTCTTATCGGCCTCGGTAAGATTTCATTCGCAATCAGTTCGATAATGTCGTTAGCGTCTACGCTTATACCGATTATCGCGGGAGTAGGTTCTACAATACTTCCGATAGTGGCGATACTGGCGGCAGTCGTTGCAGCGGGTGTCCTTCTTTATAAGAATTGGGATACCATCAAAGCTAAGGCAATTGCGTTTAAAAACGCAGTTATTACCAATTTCAATGACTTTAAGAACAAAGTAACAACCACATTCAACAATATCAAGACGGCAATAATTACGCCGATACAGAGTGCGATTGATAAGGTAAAAGGATTGATCGACAAGATAAAGGGCTGGTTCCCGATCAAGTTAGGCAAGATATTTAGCGGATTAAAACTTCCTCACTTCTCGCTCAATTGGGCATCTAAGGACTTCGGTAAACTTGGAAGTATCAAATACCCGACGGGTTTCAATGTTGATTGGTACAAGACCGGTGGTATTTTTGACAGCCCTTCAATCATCGGTGTCG